TCCGCTAAAAAAGAATGATGAACTTGAAACAATCATCGCAAAGCTAAAGGCTGACGAAGACGTATCGGAACATGGCGCGGGGACAATCATTGCCTCTGATTTGCTACGCTCTACGCTGATAGCCGAGGACGGACACCGTCCTATGTTCGCTGACTACTCCGCCATTGAAGCCCGCGTCTTGGCGTGGGTAGCAGGGCAGAGCGATTTGGTTGAGACGTTCCGCAATGGCGGGGATGTGTACAAAGAAATGGCGTCTGCCATCTACAACATAAACGTAGAGAACGTGACAGACGGACAGCGCCAAGTTGGCAAGATGGCAATCTTGGGTTGCGGCTACGGCATGGGCGGCAAACGCTTTGCTGAACAGTGCGCCACGATGGGGATCAATGTAGACGAGGACGAAGCCAAGCGCATCGTGTCCGTCTATCGTGAGAAGAACAACATGATTGCGTTGTACTGGCGCAACATAGAGCAAGACTTTGTAGAGATGGTGAAGGGGGCGGGCCGTGTTGGGACGGTTCCGCTTCCCCTACCTAGCGGGCGGTCGCTTACTTACCACAATCCGCGCATCATTCAGCGAGAGACACCTTGGGGGGCTATGCGCGACACAGCCCAAGTCGATACGCTGAATAGTGTGACGCGTCAGTGGGTATCCCAGATTATCTGGGGTGGCCTATTGACCGAGAACGTGGTGCAAGCAACCGCCCGCGACCTGATGGCCACGGCCATGATGGCGTTGGAACTTAAAGGCTACAACGTAATCCTGTCCGTGCACGATGAAATCATTAGCGAAGTGCCAGACAATTTTGGTTCGCTTGATGAAATGATCGAGATCATGACACGCGTTCCGGCATGGGCAAAGGGATGCCCGATCAATGCTGAAGGTAAAGAAGGAAAGAGGTATCGGAAATGACAGCACACGCAAAGTTTGGCGCGTCGAATGCAAAGCGCCGCATGAATTGCCCCGGCTCATTAAACGCCGAGGCTCCGTTCCCTAACGAGAGTTCACCTTACGCCGAACTTGGTACGGCAGCGCATGAACTGGGTGAGTTCTGCTTAGTCAATGGACATGAAGATGCCTTCGCCTTCATTGGCGAAGAGCATAACGGCCATAAGGTTGACGACAACATGGCCCGTGCGGTTCAGGTTTACATCGACTACATCCGAGATGTGGCGGCAACGGAGCCAAGCCTACGCCGCTATGAGAAACGCTTCAGCCTAGATAAACTTGATCCGCCTATGCCGATGTTTGGTACAGCCGACTGTATCATCTACGGCAAAGAAACAGGGACGCTGTACGTCATCGACTACAAGCACGGCCAAGGTATCGCTGTTGAAGTTGAGGACAACGAGCAGCTTAAATATTATGCGCTTGGTGGCATATTAGAGATTGGCGACAAGGCCCCAGTCAATAAGGTCATAACGGTTGTGGTACAGCCCCGCGCCATGCACCACGATGGGCCGGTGCGCGAGTACAGCTACACCCGTGACGACATCATGGACTTTGGCACAGACCTTATTGATGCAGCGCACGCATCCATGAAGCCAGACGCACCGCGTATATCTGGTAAGCACTGCACATTCTGCCTAGCGGCAGGGACTTGTTCGGCTCTGCGCAACAACGCCCTTGAGATTGCTCAAGACGAGTTCGGCACAGTGCGAAACATCAATGACCTATCCCCTCAAGAGATAGCGGATTTCCTGCAAAGGGTTCCGCTGATTGAAGAGTGGATCAAGTCGCTGCGCCGCCACGCCAACAACATACTTGACGCTGGCGCGGAACTTCCCGGCTACAAGCTGGTTGAGAAACGACCGACGCGCCGCTGGCGTGTTGAGGAAGAGTTTGTGGCTTGGGCCACAGAAGAAGGTCTCGATGACGACGACATCTATGAAAAGAAGTTGAAGTCGCCACCGCAGATCGAGCGTGTTGTAGGTAAGAAGAACTTGCCCGCCTCGCTCGTCATAGCTGTATCATCCGGCACATCAATGGTCGCTGATACAGATAACCGTCCGGCTGTTGCCCTGTTGGCAGCAGACGAGTTCACCGTTGAATAAGGAAAAACCGATGTCAAAAGTTATAACGCCAGAAGCAATCATCTCTTATCCGCATGTGTTCGAACCACAGATTCCGCCAGGTGCAAGTGAGCCAGTATATTCTTGCTGCCTTGTATTCCCTGACGGCACTGACATGTCGGAACTGAAAGCAGTTGCGGCGTCTGTTGCTAAAGAGAAGTGGGGAGACAAGACCAAGTCGTTAATGGAAGGCGGCAAAATCCGCATGCCTTTCCGTAACGATGGCGAAGAGAAGGGCTACCCAGAAGGGTCGGTCTTCATGAACGTCAAGTCAAAGCAGGCCCCAGGTGTAGTCAGCAAGTTTGCTGGTGAGAACGGCAAGCCCGCTCCAATCACTGACCCCAAGGATATTTATCCAGGGGCCAAGGTTCGTGCTTCGCTGCGCGCCTATGCGTACAGCGTCAACGGCAACAACGGCGTTGCCTTTTCGCTAGGCAATCTTCAGAAGGTTGGCGATGGCCCCCGTATGGACGGCCGACTGTCAGCTTCGGATGAGTTCACTGCAACGGAGCGTCCGTCCGCAGACATCTCAGACCTTGACGATTTGCTTTAAGTGAAGGGAAGGGCCGAGGAGTTGGAAGTCACCTCGGCCCTTCTTAATCTAATGCTTGGGATATCATCTGAGCTTTCTTGGCTAAAGTCTTAGCCACAATCTCATCGACAGAATTGACAAGGCCAAACGTCCGCACGATGACGGGCTTTGTCTGGCCGATACGGTGGCAACGCTTAGCCGCCTGCGCGTTCACCGCCGGAACCCAATCCATCTCAACAAACGCCACCTGATTTGCCGCTGTCAATGTGATTGCTGTCGAACAGGCCGTGATCTGGCCGATGAACACGCGCACCTTTGGGTCATCTTGGAAGTTGTCAATCGCCGCTTGCCGGTCGGCTGTTGCCATACCGCCTGCGACTACCACAGGGTTGAAGTCTTTAAGCCTATCATAAAGCGTTTGGATTGCGTCGGTGTGGAAGGCGAAGATTACTATCTTGTCGTAGGCATCATCAGCCAACTCGCCAGCTATCTGTGTGGCAATGGGCGCTGCCTTGGCCGTACCCGTCAAGCGACGCAGTGACGCGATGTGAGGGGCAAGGCTTTCAATCTCGGAAGACAAGTCCTGATTGGTAAGTGAATGCGCGAGGATCATATCGACGGCTTCAGCTTGGCGTGGATCGTCGATGTGTTTCCTATCGCTCCAGTTATCAATCTCAACTGGTGCAGTTTGCCACCATATCGGAGGTAAATCTTTTAGCACCACCTCACCCTTGCGGCGCAGCATCATAGCCTTCAGCACGGTCTTGAACTCATCCATGCGCTCGGCCTTGTTGCCAAGAATTTGCAGGCCAAACTGTCCGCTCCATGTCTTGCAGAAGTAGGTCGTAAACTCGGTGAAGTTTAGAGGGTACTTCCATATAGCCTTGAGATGCGTCCAGAAATCGCTGACGTTATTAGGAATGGGAGTACCACTAAGAAGCCAAACACGATCAGCAAAACGAACAAGCCCATCGCCGCGACAGTACTGGCCATATAGATACTTTGTGCGCTTAGCAGTACGGTTCTTGAGATAATGTGCTTCATCAATAACAAGAACGTCTGGTTCAAACTTGGCAATCTCATTACGAACCTCCTTCGATTGCGTGATCTTATCGTAGCTAAAGACTTTCACTTCGCGCTCGACTGTTCCCCACTTGTCGAACTCACGACGCCAGTTAATCTTGGCGATGGCCGGACAGATAACCACGACCTTTGTTAAGCCGAGTGTATCACACGCTGCAATAACTTGAAGTGTTTTGCCAAGGCCCTGCTCATCCGCAAGGAATGCGGCGGGGTTCTTACAAAGAAAGTCTGCGCCGACTTTTTGGTAATCGAATAGGTGGTTCATGTTGTTCCCTCTCTCCGGCGTAACAAGCAAGAAGCGCAGCCTCTGCCCGTCCGTCGTCCTTCTTGCGTGCAAAGAGGTGGGCGTAATCGGGGAACAACTCTTGCGCTCTCTGCCGACTACCGTCCTTCCCTCCGAACGTGCGCATAGACTTAATCCAAGTCGCAGGCGGGATCAACTCAAAAGGTACAGACAGGCCAGCAAGGACACCTTCGACGATACCAGCGGCACGGCCAAAGCTGAACATCGAGGACACACCATTTCCCGGCATGGCGGAAACCTTCTCGATAAGGGCGGAAGTATTTGGAGTAATGTAGCTACGCAAAGCATTGGCCAGCATATGCGCGTCAACCTGATTGACGACACGCGGCCCGCGTTTGACTTTAAGAGTAGGCATGTCGATGATGACAAGTTCTCGGCTATCCTTATCCAGAATAGCTACGGCTCCAAACGCACCAGGGTCAACTCCCATGAATTTCATAGGCGATGTGTACAGTATTAGAAGCTAGTTCGCAAGTTACTGCGTGGCCCCAAAGACTTACGGTGGCGAAGCCCGTCGGGTTTGTGGCGACGCTTTGACTTTGGCTGTGGTCGCCATGACATATCTTTAACGCTAGTCTTCTTAGCCATTACTCACCTTGACTCATTTGGGTAGCACCCGCAGCCCCCCCAGTAGCCGCAGCACCTGCAACAAACTGATTGATTAGTTCAACCTTCTTGTTGCCAGACGCTTGGCTAATCCGCAGAAGCAGATCGCGGGCTGGTTGGCTTTCATAGAACCGCTTGGAAGCACCAAATGCGGCGCTGAGGGCCATGCCTTGTGGAACCGACAAACCAAGAAGTGAACCTAAACTGCCGAAAGCGCCCATCGTGACAAAAGGTACAAGCTGCGCACCAGTTGGAGGTAGGGCTGCCGCCAATGGGGCACGATTGGTAGCGCGCAGAACTTCAGCTAGACCCTTCACGCGGCGCAAATCGGTCCCGCCAAAAAATTGGCTAAAGTTGTCAGACATACCGGCAACAGCCTTTGCGAACTTATTTGGGTCTATATCACCAGTTTCCTTG